GAAGACTGACGACCTAAAAGCTTCTCAGCTTCTTGGTGCATCTTAACGATGTCTTCTAAAGACTTACCTTGGTACTTATCTGGTAAGCTTGACTCTTCTACTTGAGGTTGCTCAACTTCTGCTTCCGCTTCTTGTTGAATCTCGTTAACTTCGTTGGTTTCGATCTCGTCCACATTTTCCTCTTCAGGTTGTGGATCTACAATCATTGCTCTTGACATTATTAAACTCCGTGATTATAATCATTGTGGAGATGTTTATTTTCTACCTGCTTTTTCGTGTTCCCTAACCCATTTCATGTGCGCTCCGGGGAATGAACCATCGGAACCATTAAGGTGGAAAGACGGGGCAGATACCATTCTTGTAGAAGTACTGCCACAGATTTTGCACCTACTTTCTGTGACAGTGGACTTTACAAATTCTTCAGTGACGTGACCGTTAGTACAACGGAAGTCATAGATTTTATACACTTACAGGGCCTTCTTCTTCTACTTCTGCTTGCTCTCTGGCAGCTTCTATAGTACCCTGAAGATTAATTACAGTAGCTAAAGCAGCAACTTGACCTTTGCGATAGAAGAGTTCTTCTACGTCTTTTACGGACTGTATGTCTGCTAACTGTTGTGCGTTATTAGATAACTCTTGTAAGAGTTGTTTGAAACCTTCGTGATTGAAGAGTTCGTTGTAGTTGTCGAAGTAGGTTTCAAGCTCAGGAGTCATAGTTTCCTCTAAAGTTGTTTAACTATAGTTTTATTATAGCATACTTTTATACAGATGTCAAGCTTTTCTTGTAGATTTCCTACGTTTGCCTGAAGCTGTGACTGCATGTTTAATTTTAGCTGGTCCTGTTTTGCGTTTAGCAGAAGAAGCCTTCTCAGCTTTTGTCATCTTAGCTGCTACAGCTTTAGGTCTACAAGAGGGGTAGGGACGCTTAGACTCACCTTTCTTAGCAGACTTACGTCCACAGGGTTTGCCTGTTTTTACGTCTACCCATTCCTCTTTAAACCACTTCTTAAGGGCAGCACCTTTTTTACTTTTTCTTACGGCCACTTTTGTTACCCCAGTTCTTAGCGCCGACTTTGCGGCACTTGGCTACAGCACCAGAAGCGTATGCAGAAGGCCAGACCTTGTATCTGGACTTGACTTTCTTTGCACAGGCGTCGTTAGCTTTCTTAGTACTACTTTTTCTTTTTGCTGCCACAACTACCTCGCTTCTTTTTCTTTGCTGGTGGTCGTCCTACTTGTTTTCCGTATGTACCTTTTCCACTAGGCATAGTTATCTCCTTACCATTTCTTACACGACCAGTATCGTGCCGTTAGTTTACTGGGTGGGTTAGTGTCACACTTGTGACGTGCTCTAAACGACTTCCGTCGTGCAGGCTGGTCTTTCTTAATAGTCATCTTAGCGTCACCAAAACGAATAGTTTTAGTCTTGTCACCTTCTTTAGCTACTACTACAAACTTCTTAGTAGGGTGACTAGGCGTCCTTTTTGGTTTGTTGTACCCGCTTACGCCCGCTCGTGCTAGTTTTGGGTCCTTGGACTTTGGCATTTTGTAATTCCTCTACTTGCTTTGTTAGCTCTTGTACTTGCGCTTCCAAAGGACTTACCATTTGTTGCATCCTGTCTAGAAACATTTGAAACTCAGTGTTTGTTAGCATGTTTTGTCCTTAGTTATAAGGGAACCATTCTCCAAACTTACGAACATATATAAGTATAACCGTAGTGTCTGGTGTGTTGATTGTTACTGTTGTACTGCCAAATTCATCTATGTTGTATTGGGCAATGTTAAAGAAGGAAGAAGAAGACGTAATGTTAATGTCACCTATGATCTTTACGGTGTTGGCTGTAGTCAACTTTACCATCACTGTTTCACGATCTTTAGGTGTTGGGTTTAACACTATGTCTACGTCAGCACTGCATCGTAGTATCTCAGTCCCAGAAGTAGTATGACTACCTGAAACCTCATACGCCTGCGCTATACCTAAGTCTGCTCTGGATTGTGGTATGTAACTCATTAGATTGCCAACCACTCTTTAAATTCTTGGATGTACACCAAGTGCAATGTTGTGTCGTCTTGTTCAACAATAATACTTCTAGCGCCGTACTCATTGATGTTGTACTTAGCTACATCGTAGTAAGACATGTTGACAATGTTGATCTCACCTACAATGTCTATCCTGTCGTCTGTACGGCAGTTAACAATAACTGTCTCACGATCCTGCGGATGTTCTCTAAGGTTAATAACAACACCAGCAGTAACCTTGAGGATCTCAGAACCACCCGTTGTATGGTTAGCTGTGATAATCCTAGCATTAGCATTCTTAAGATCTGCACGACTAGCCATGCTGCCCATAGAGATGTTGTACACATTGGGTGCCTGAGCCTCGTTAATGTCCTTCACAGAGCCTGCGTCTACTTCCTCACCGTTGGTAAGGGTCAACACTAAATGCCCGTCAAAGTCCACTGTGGCGTCCTGAACGCCTACTCCGTCTTCCCCGTTAGAACCGTCTGCTCCGTCCTTACCAGCAACACCGTCCTTACCGTCTTTACCTACACCAGTATCACCCTTGTCACCTTTAGGTCCTTTTGCACCTGTAGGTCCGGGATCACCCTTATCTCCCTTTTCACCACGAATAGCTTCTACTGCCTGTATCTTAGACAGTAGTTTATCGTAGAGGGCTGTAAGTTTTAAGTCCACGTTCATTCTTGGTTAAGACGTTGCATCAACATTTGTTCAGCTTGACGTGTTTCGTTGTCACGCTTTTCTACTTGTTGGGTTCCTTTCTCCCTTGCTTTAACTTCACGTTCCTTAAGCATTGTTTCTGCTACACGCATACGACGCTCAAACTCTCTGTCGTCTTGGTCACCTTCTTTGAGGTTACGTGTGATAGCGTTAATCTTGTCAATCTCAAGCTCTTGAGGAACAACTGCTGCTTCTGCTGCAAGCTTGGTAGCCCTAGCGTTAGACTCTTGCGCCTGTGCTGCCAATGCTGCTGTCTGAGACTGCTGGAACTGCATTTGCAA